AGGATTGCTGGACTTACCATATAACGAATATGCAAGGCTTAGAACAAGAACAGGTCATCAACTTCTTTTACATAATTCAGAAGATTTAATTTATATCGGCAATGCAAAAGGTACAGCATGGATTGAATTAACATCTAACGGTAAAATAGATGTGTTTGCAAACGACAGCATAAGTGTTCATTCAATGAATGATATTAATATCAAAGCAGATAGAGATATTAATATGGAAGCGGGTCGTAACGTAAACATTAAAGCAACTGCCGAATACCAAGCACCCGACAGTTTACATCAACAAGCAAAAATTGAAGATGCCCTTGAACAAGAGAATGGTAGAGTACAAATTGAAAGTGCATTTAACACCAATATATTAATTGGTGCTAACGGAAAAATTGAAACAAGAATGTACAAAAATGCAGATGATCTTCCTCTTGCTGGGGACTTAGATATTTCAGTTGCCGGAAACCACAGACACTTTGTTGGCGGAACTACTGATATCCAAACAATCGGTGATAGATCAGACACACAAGCAAATTGGGACATACTTACAGGTGGTTATAATCACCTAACATCAGGAGAAAATACAGAAGTTGCATCAGGCGGAGACATTATTATGTCAGCAAGTCCTAACATACACTTCAACGGTCCAGCAGCAACAGGAGCAGAACAGGCTGACACAGCACTAACAATTACAGATTTAATTAAATACGATAACCCATTAGTAAACCCATTAAAAGACTGGGCCACTACAAAATGGCAAGATGGAACAATAACATCTATCATGAGGCGTATTCCTATGCACGAGCCGTGGTTACTGCATGAAAACCAAGCACCTCAGTTTGTTACACCGTTAGCAACAGATAGAGAGGAGAAACAAAATGGCTAAGTTATATAATCAAAAAACAGTGTCAGTAAATCAAGCGTCAACGGGTCAAGTAGGTGCAACAACTTATGCTTACAAAGGATTCAGTTCACAGGAATCAGCTAATAACTTTAAGCTCTATGACATAGATTTAGTTAAGCAGGATATTATTAATCATTTTTATATTAGAAAAGGTGAAAAATTAGAAAATCCAAATTTTGGAACAATTATTTGGGACATGATCTTTGAGCAATTTACACCTCAGGTTAAAGAAATGATTGCTAAAGATGTACAAGATATTATTAATTACGACCCAAGAATACAGGTTAATGCTGTAGGAATTGACAGCACTGAGCATGGAATTAGAATCGAAGCCGATGTAACATATATACCGTTCAATGTTAGCGAGAGAATGAAGTTTAACTTCGACAGAAATAACTCCGTTATAAACTGAGCATATTATAAACATTGGTAAATACAGCATAGGAACCAATAATGAGCACAACGTCAAGACAAAATAATTTATTACTTAACGAAGACTGGACTCGTATATACCAGACTTTCGCTAATGCTGATTTCAAATCTTACGATTTTGAGAATCTAAGACGTGTGATCATCACTTATCTAAGAGAAAACTATCCAGAAGATTTTAACGATTACATTGAAAGCTCAGAGTATCTTGCACTAATTGATGCTATTGCGTTTTTAGGGCAAAGTTTATCCTTTCGTATTGATTTAGCAAGTAGAGAAAACTTTATTGAACTTGCTTCACGTAAAGAAAGTGTACTGCGTATTGCTAAAATGCTTAGTTATAATGCAAAGCGTAACTTACCAGCAAAAGGTTTACTTAAATTTACATCAGTTTCTACTACAGAACAATTAGTTGATAGTAATGGACGTAATTTAGCAAGTCAAACAGTTAAATGGAATGATCCAACTAATACGAACTGGGCAGAACAGTTTGTTTTGCTTCTTGATGCTGCTATGTCTGATAACACAAAGTTTGGTAGAAGCCAAGGAACAGATGTTATTCAAGGCATTCCGACAGAACAGTACAGATTTAGAACTGCTAGTACTGATGTACCAATGTTTACTTTTAATAAAAATGTTGCAGGTAGACAAATGATTTTTGAAATTTTAAGTACAACATTTAAAAATGCAGAAGAAATTTACGAAGAAGCACCTACACCTGGTAACCAGTTAGGATTTCTTTACAGACAAGACAACAAAGGTCCGGCAAGTCCTAACACAGGATTTTTTATGCACTTCAAACAGGGGTCATTGGAGTTAGCTGACTTTACAATTGATGCACCATCAACAAATGAAAAAGTTGCGGTTGATGCAAAAGGAATTAACAACGATGATGTTTGGTTGTTCGAATTACTTTCCAACGGAAGCCAAGCTCAAGAGTGGACAAAAGTTTCAAGCCTCACAGGAAACAATATTGCTTACAATAGTTTAGCAGGAGACATTAGAAATATTTACGGTGTTGAAACTAAACAGAACGATATGATTGATTTGATTTTTGCTGATGGCGTATACGGTAACTTACCTAAAGGATCTTTTAGAACTTACTATAGAGTTAGCAATGGATTAAGTTATACAATTTCTCCAAATGAAATGAAAAATGTCAACATCACAGTTGATTATATTAATCAAGCAGGTATTGCACATCAGTTAACAATTGGAATGGCTTTACAGTCCACAGTTTCGACAGCAACACCTACAGAATCAGTTGCATCTATTAAAAGGAATGCACCTGCAAATTATTATACACAAAATAGAATGATTACAGGCGAGGACTACAACCTTGCACCTTTAACAGCATCACAAAATATTTTAAAAGTAAAAGCATCAAATAGAACATCAAGTGGATTGTCACGTAACTTTGATCTTATTGATGCAAGTGGAAAGTATAGTTCAGTTAATGTATTTGGCACAGACGGATATATGTATAAAGAAGAAGATGAACAATCTCTTTCTTTCAAATTCTCAAATAGATCAGATATTATTAATTTTATCAAACAAAAAGTAGAAGGTGTGTTTACAGAAACAGATGTTTATAATTTCTATTTTACAAAATATGACAAGATTTTGTTTACAAGTGATAACATTGTGTGGAATGCATCTACAAATAATGTAAATGAAGGTACAGGTTACTTTACAAACAAAGTTGACTTATCGTTGCTCAAGGTAGGAACATATTCTACAAATAACTTAAAATATATTTCTCCAGGGGCAAATGTTAAATTTACTGCTCCAGCAGGCCAGTCATTCAAAGACGGATTGCTAGTAACAACAGATGATACAGATTCTTCACAAACAAGTTCCATATGGACAAAGATTATTAGTGTTGCGGGTGATGGTACAAACGCAGGTACTGGTGCTAACGCAAAAGGCATTGGCCCTATTGTGTTTAACGATAATGTTCCTTCTGGCGCAATTGCTTCAAGAATTGTTCCTAAGTTTGTAACAGATCTTTCAGACGCACTTGAATCTTCAATGGTTAACCAAGCATTTGCAAATTTAAACTTTGGTTTAAGATATGACGATAAAGAATCAAGCTGGAAAATTATTCAAAATCAAAACTTAAACTTAACAGCACCTTTTAGTTTAGGTAAAACAGGTGATGTAACCAACGAAAACCTAGATAGTTCATGGATCATGGCATTCGTAAAAGATAATGATCAATACGTTGTAAGAACACGTACACTTAACTATGTATTTGGTAGTAAAAAACAAAACAGATTTTACTTTGACAAAAGCGAAAAAGCATACAACAGTCTAACTGGTAAAGTTGAAAAAGATGTTGTAAGTGTTTTAGGTATTAATAGTAAAAATGTTGGTACAGGGTCTCTAGTACAAGATTATCCATTCGAAGTTGCAGACGTAATTAAATTTGATGACGGATATGAAAGTACTAAAGAAATTAGATTAGGATTTAGAGATTCTGATGCAGACGGTGTTATTGACAATCCAGAATCATTTGTTAATGTGGTTGGTGAAGATCTTGATTTAAAATTCCTTTTCTTTAAAGCACAAAAAGACGACTATGGTACAACTGTTTATAATCTAGTTGACACAAAAGTAACTCCTATTTTAGTTATTGAAAAAGAATCATTGGTTAACGTTAATAACTATACCGACGGACAATTAATTTATTTTTATGATAGTGCAGAAAATAGAGTTAAAAGGGTTGACAGAACAACAAACACACTTGTACTAGAAAGTACATACAGAGCAAATATTGGTAGAGACAACATTAAATTCCAATACACACATTCAGCTAGTGAGGACAGAAGAATTGATCCTAGTGTAACAAACATTATTGATCTTTATCTTTTAACTAGGTCCTATGATACAGAATTTAGAAATTATCTAGCAGGTGCTCGTACAACAGAGCCAGCTGCTCCAACAAATGACGAACTTAGAGTAACATTTGGAACAGGACTAAACTCTATTAAGTCAATTAGTGACGAAGTAGTTTATCATCCAGTAAAGTATAAAGTTTTATTTGGTAGCAATGCTGATATCAAATTACAAGCTCAGTTTAAAGTTGTTAAGAATCCTAATAAGAATGTTAACAATAACGATTTAAAAGTAAGAGTTGTAAATGCAATGAATCAATTCTTTGATGTAAACAACTGGGACTTTGGAGATAGATTCTATCTAAGTGAACTTACAACTTATGTATTAAATGTAGTTTCGCCTGATATATCAAACATTGTTATATTGCCAAGACAGACATCACAATCATTCGGAAGCCTGTTTGAAATACAAAGTAAACCAGACGAAATTTTTGTTAGTGGTGCCACTGTTGATGACATAGAGATTGTATCTTCTATTACGGCTGCTGAAATTAATTCAGCAAGTAATTCAATAGTGAGTGACACATAATGGCCGCTGATAATAAAAAGTTTCCTAATAGCGATATTCCAATTAGAAAAAGTTCGGACTTATTACCTAACGTCTTCCAAACCCCAGCCAATGATAAATTTTTATCAGGTGTACTTGACCCATTAATACAGCCAGGTGTTGTAGATAAGACCGTAGGTTATATTGGTAAGCGTTACGGAAAAACATTTACAGGAAAAGATGTTTATCTTGATACAGATCAAACGCTAAGAAGTCGTTACCAACTTGAGCCGGCTGTTACAGTTGAAGAAAATCAAGAAATTAAAAAGTTTAAAGATTATATTGATCTTAAAAGCATGGTTGAGTTTTTCGGCAATGCCAATGAGCGAGATGACAAAACGACAGAGCAGGAACATTACAGTTGGAATCCTCCTATTATATGGGACAAGTTTGTTAACTATAGAGAATATTATTGGATCCCAGGAGGTCCGCCATCAATAGATGTATATGGTCAAGCAGCAAATATTCAAAGTACATATAAAGTAGGAACTGGTATAAACAGTTGGATACTTACACCAGACAGTGTAACTAACAATCCTGATATTACTTTATATAGAGGACAAGAATATAAGTTTGAAGTTAACTCTCCTGATGAAGGTTTTTACATTAGAAACAATTATGATACAGGATCTTTAGAATTTAATCCAAACAAGGCATATTTTCCAGGAGAACTAGCAGTATTCAACAAACAGCTTTGGAAGTGTGTTAACGAAACAAGTCCATTAGACGGAAGTAGTATTACAGTTGATTCACAAGATTGGCAATTGGTTGCTAACGATGCAGGATTTGCTTCGCTGCTGTATAAAGATGGTGTAGAAAATAATGGTGTAAAAGTAGGAACGTTAACGTTTAAAGTTCCACAGGACTCGCCAGATATATTATATTATCAAAGTTCTGTTGAACCTAATAGATTAGGTAGATTTATTATTTCAGACATTGATACAAATACTTTTATTGATATCGAAAAAGAAGTTGTAGGTAAAAAAGAATACACAACCGCAGACGGAATTAGTTTTACAAACGGAATGGTTGTAGCATTTAGAGGCCAAGTGCAACCATCAAAGTATGCAGACGGTCAATGGTTAGTTGAAGGAGTTGGTTCAGAAATTAGATTAATTAATTTTGCTGACTTAGTGCCTCCTCCATTAGATACAGATTCTCCTGATATATTATTTGATAATCAAGGTTTTGATACACAGCCTTTTGACGATGCAACACAGTATCCTGGCAACAAAGATTATATTACAATTGCTAGAAACAGTAAAGACTCTAATCCTTGGTCTAGATATAATAGATGGTTCCATAGAACTGTTTTAGAGTCTGCATATAAATTTAGAAATCAAGACTTTGATTCATTAGAAACAGCTAGAGCTAAAAGACCTATTATTGAATTCCAGCCTGACATACAATTATACAATCACGGTGGTATTGCAAAACAAACAGTTGACTACGTAGATACATTTACAGATGATGTGTTTTCTAAAATTGAAGGTTCACAAGGTTATAATATTGACGGTGAGTTCTTGTTTGAAGGAGCAAGAATTCTAGTTATTGCAGATACAGATAGTTTAGCAAATAACAGAATTTATGAAGTAAAGTTTGTAAAACATAATAACACAACACAAATCAATTTAAAAGAAACTGCTGATTCATTATCAACATTTAATGAAGGTGTTCTAGTAAGACGTGGTAATATTAACGCAGGTAAGATGTATCATTTTAACGGTACGATTTGGAAATCAAGCCAAGAAAAGACTAGTGCTAACCAAGTACCTAAGTTTGAATTATATGATTCAGCTGGTGTTGCATTTTCAGATCCAACTATATATCCAGTATCGAGTTTTGTAGGTAGTAATCTTTTAAGTTATAAAGTTGGTACCGGCACTGTAGATAAAGAATTAGGATTTGCATTAAGTTATGCAAATATTGATAATGTAGGCGATATCGTATTTGATTGGAACTTTGAAACAGAAAAGTTTGTTTATACACTAGCGCAAAAACAATACACCAAGAATACTAATACTGGATTCTATAAAGTTAATGGAAAATATGCTAATGGTTGGATATCAACAGACAAAAAGTTTATTCAGCCAATTATTGACCAGTATACATTTACTACAGCAGATTCTATTGCAATATTCAATACTGTTGATTGGGACGTGTTACCAGACAACGCAGAAATTAATTTTTATCTAAACGGAGAATACATTACTGAAACATATACTAGAAGTACTAATCAGTTTACGTTTAATAAAATATTTAATATTAATGATGTAGTAACTATAAAAATAGTTGCAGCAATTAAGCCTGATCAAGGTTATTATCAAATACCTGCAGGATTAGAAAAAAATCCTCTAAATGAACAGTTAAAAACATTTACATTAGGTCAAGCAACAGATCATTTAAAATCATCTCTTGAATTTGATAGAAGAGTGGTGGGAACTGTTCCGGGTGTTTCAAATCTAAGGGACTTAGATCGGTATCAAAAACACTCAACAAGGTTTATGAAACATTCAGGCTTTGCAGCAGTGTCTACTTTGTTAATCAATGACAAAGATGTTAACATTGTTAAATCTTTAAGATATGCTAAGTCAGCATATACTATTTTTAAACAAAATATTATTAAGAAAGCAACTGAGGTTGAGTTTAACGAAAACACTTCAGACTTTTTAGATAGTATTATAGAAATTATTACAAAGACTAAAACTATTGACAGTCCTTTTGCAGACTCCGATATGATTGGTGCTGGAGCGTTTACAAAAACAGATTATGTTGTTGACGATCCGGGTATTAAAACATTTACACTTACTGAAGATTTTGATTTAAAAACATTAAGTAGAAGGGCAGTATATGTTTACCTTAATGATTTACAGCTCATTGTAAACAAAGATTACACAGTTAATGGAGCATTAGGCTTTATTACAATTACAGGTACATTAGTTGAAGGTGACAGAATTGAAATCAGAGAATATGTTTCAACAGCATTTAGTCATGTACCACCAACACCTACGTCATTGGGTCTTTATCCTAAGTACGAACCTACAAAATATTTAGATGATACTTATAGAGTACCTAAGGATATAATTCAAGGACACGATGGTAGTAAGACCACTGCTTATGGTGATTATAGAGACGATTTGCTTTTAGAATTTGAAAAGCGTGTCTTTAATAATATTAAACAACAATATGATGCTAAGATCTTTGATGTTCAAAAAGCACTAGGCGGATATTACGGTAATAGCACATTTACAAAAGAAGAATTAGATAGTGTAATTAATCAAGAGTTTTTATCATGGGTACAAAATACTAACCTAGGTTATACAACAAACGATTACTTTGTAGAAACAGAACCTTTTACATACACGTATTCTGGGATGACAGACCCAACGGGCAAACAAAACTTGCCTGGATATTGGAGAGGTGTTTACAAATATTTTTACGACACTGATAGACCACACACACATCCATGGGAGATGTTAGGATTTACAGTAAAGCCAACATGGTGGGATACTGAATATGGAGTAGCACCTTATACTAATGGTAACTTGGTATTATGGGAAGATATTGCTGCTGGTAAAATTGCTCAAGGAGATCGCGCAGGAATATATCCAAGATATGCTAGAACAACGATTCTAAATCATATTCCATGTGATTGTGATGGTAATTTAGTTGATCCGTTGACATCGGGTCTTGCAGGTAATTTCCAACTTATCAATAATAGAGGTCCTTTTAAATTAGGTGATGACGGTCCAGTAGAAAATGCATGGAAAACAAGTTCTGAATATCCTTTTGCAGTAACAACAGCACTTTCACTTTTAAAACCGTTTGATTATTTGGTATTAAATTTTGACAGAGCAGTTACTAAAAGAAATGTTATTGGACAATTAGTAAACACAACATCAGAAACATTTTTAAAACCGTCAGACTTAAAGTTTCCTGAAGCAGGAAAGACGCAGGTTGCAGGACTTGCAATGTATATTGCTTCGTATATTAAGTCAATGGGCGGATCGATTGCTGATGCTCAGAAAAATATTTCTAACATTAATGTTAGATTAAGCTCGAGAGTAAGCGGGTTTGTTGATAAGCAACAACAAAAATATTTACTTGATAGTAAAAATCCAAACTCAGCAAGTTCAAGTGTGTTTATTCCACCTGAGAACTATGATATTATCTTTAATGTAAGTTCTCCAATTTCGTCAGTTACTTATAGTGGGGTTATATTTGAAAAAACAACACAAGGTTGGGTAGTTAATGGATACGATGATATTAATCCTTACTTTAATATATTTGAAGCTTATCCACAACAAGCTGATCCTGTAATATCAGTTGCAGGAACTTCAGAACCTTTCTCTGAATGGGCTCAAGAAAAAGTATTTAACAATGGTAGTATCATTCAGTACAGAGGAACATTCTATAGAGCAACACAAACATTTACCTCCGGAGAGACATTTGACAAAGCTAATTTAGTACAGTTACCTGACCTTCCAGTTGCAAATGCTGTTACTGCTCAACAGCGTAGAAACTTTAACAGTTTTAAAGTTAAGAAAGTAAGTTATGGAACAGAGTTTAACACTATACAAAGTGTAGTTGACTTTTTACTAGGATATCAAGCACACTTAAAGAGTATAGGATTTGACTTTGCAAACTATGACGGTACCAATCAAGTAGTACAAGATTTTACAACAGCAGCAAAAGAATTTATGTACTGGTCAGTTCATAACTGGGCAGTTGGTTCTGTGCTATCATTGAGCCCGGGCGCAGCAAATATGGAAATTAATATTGCTGTCGGAGTTGCTGATAACTTATTAGATAGTTTCTATGATTATAATGTGTTGAAAGCAGACGGATCAGCACTTGATCCTAAATTTATAAATGTATCAAGGTCTTTTCAAAAAATTGAAGTTAACACAACAAACACAACTGAAGGTATCTACTTACTGAAATTAAATTATGTTCTAAAAGAACACGTTGTTGTGTTTGATGATAAAACAGTTTTCAATGATACCATTTTTGATAAAGCAACAGGTTATAGACAAGAAAGAATTAAAGCACAAGGATTTAGAACAACAGACTGGGACGGTGATTACACTAGCCCGGGCTTCTTATTTGATAACGTATCGTTTGCTACTTGGACGCCTTACCAAGATTATAAATTGGGAGACATTGTATCTTACAGAGCATACAAGTATACTGCAAAAGGTAATCATACTAGCGGAGAAGAGTTTAATGACAACAACTGGACACAGTTAGACTCGACACCTGAAAAACAACTTATTCCCAACTTTGATTATAGAATTAATCAAATGGAAGATTACTTTGATGTATCATCAGAAGGTTTAGGAAAAAGCCAGAGAGACCTTGCAAGGCACACAATAGGATTCCAAAGCAGAGAATATTTAGAAAATTTATCTGAAGATCCAACAACACAGTTTAAACTGTACCAAGGATTCATTAGAGAGAAAGGTACGCCGAATGCAATTACCAAACTGTTTACAAAACTAGGTGATAATACTAGCAATGCTGCTGTTAATCTTAATGAAGAATGGGGATTCAGGTTAGGACAAATTGGTGGAGTTGATCAGTCAGAAAGAATTGAAATTAGATTAGATACTGACAAGTTCAAATTAAATCCGCAGCCTGTATTAGTAGAAGCGTCTGTAGAAGATAAAGTTGATAGATACTATAGAATTGATTCGACTAACTTTGAGTTTGGTCCAACTCCGTTCACAACAGAAATTAATCCTGTTAGTTATGATTCTAAACCTGTACTAACAGCAGGGTATGTAGCAGTAGGACAAACAGATTTTACAGTTACAAACAGAGACGGAATATTAAGTCTTGCAATTGCATCAGTACAAGATAATAATCATATATGGGTTACATTTGATGGACCTTCATGGACTGTTCTTAGAGCAAATACAGTATACGATTTAAAAATTACAAACGTAGAAAGCAATGATGATAACGAAGTAATCTTTACTTTTGAAAAAGCACACTTATTAAAAGTTGATGATATATTTGGTATTAAAACTATAGCTGGGCTTAATCAGTTTTGGAAAGTAAAAACAGTAACAACTAATACAGTTACAGTACAGCATACAGAAAAGTATGATGCAGACCAAGGATTTGAACCTAGCACAGGTGCTTACCCGATGCTATTAACTGAAGCACGGTTTAGTTCTTACGATACTGTTGACCCAGAGAAGGTAGCACTACTAACTGACGGATCAAAACTGTTTGTAGATTCTAACGTAAACTCACGTTGGGAAGTTGTTGAAAAGAAAAAACAGTTTGCAGGTAATAAAATTATTGACTTTGGTATTACTGATCCAACAAGTGTTGGTAAGAAAACAATTTACAGTAATACACTTAAACAAGTTATAGTTGGTATACCTGATGTAGCAAGAGTAGGAATTTATATTCAAGGTGCAACTGGCCTATCGTCTAAGCAATTACTTGAACCACCATCATGGTTAACAGCAGATGTTACAGGATCGTTTGGTCTTGAATTAGCACTTAGCCCAGATAACGAGTGGTTGATGGTTGGTGCTCCAACAGCGAGTGGTATTCCTAATAGATACAAAGGGCCATTTGATGTAAATGCAAACTATTTAATTAATGATATTGTTTTATTTGCAGGTAGACTTTATAAAGCAACCGATAATATTAATGGTGACGGTAGTACAATTGATGTGTATAGCAACGAATGGGTTGAAGTACAAAAAATTGATGCTGAACAAGATGGATCTAATACAGGTGATTTTGAAACAGGTGTAATATTCATTTACAGGTATCTATCTCAACAGTGGAACTTGTTTGACATCCAGGTAAGTCCGAGAACTACGCAAAATGAAAGATTTGGTGAGAAGATTGCAGTTAGCCAAGCATCATCAACAGGCCCTTATTACATGTCAGTATCAGCACCTGGCTCACAAGATGCAAAAGGTCGTGTATATCTTTACACGTATGATAC